CGTTATATCGTCAGCGTCATGACAAGGAACAAGAGAGTCCAAGTCTGTAGGGACAAATCCTCCACCAGCATCTCTTGAGATAACACCCGTTAAAGGCAAAAACATTACATTACCGCCAACCAAGTAGTTGCCGCATACTGGCTCAGATACATTGCTTTGCACTGAGCAGATTGAGTTACTCCTGTACCTTCCCCATTGATCGTATCTGTTGCAGGAGTAACTGTCGGAACGCCTGCGCCAATCTGTACAATCGAACACTGGAAGTTAGTATCGAGTGTATCAGGGAGCGTTACGGCGATAGAAGCAGCATTGTTGAAGGTTAGGACTTTGCCATTATCTCCGGCTACGATGGTGTACGTTGTGCCTGTTTGGTTGTTGAATTGGCCGGACAGGGTTGCTTTCTTATCAAGCTCAACCTTAGCATTAGCAGGAGTAATCGCTAGATTAGTTGCTGTACCCGTAGTCATCTCTGCATCGGTGGCAAGTTCGACTTTACCGGCAAGTGTAGTAGAGGCAGCACTTACAACAGCATCTACATTACCGGTTGTTACAGTACCAACGGTAACAATATTTGCATTACCTGTTTCAAGAGCAAGTACCTGAGCAATGGTAGATTTCTTAGCTTCTACTGAACCAGCAGCATCCTGTTGTGCAATAACATCAGTTGTTAGCGGAGTGTCAGCTGTTAAGCCTGATATTTGACGATTAGCCATTAGTTAATCTCCAGTTCGTCAGTTGCATTAATCAACAGTACATCTGTGGCATTAATTAATAGCTTTTCATTGGTGGCAACAATACCAGAAACAGCTCCTGCTATACCATAGACACACATACTAATAACGATTAAGGTAGCCATCTTACCAATCCAACCATACTAGGCTAGTAGCAGTAGTCGAGCCATCATCAATAATACTTCCCTTTACAGGAAGAATAGATCCAGCAAGTACTCCTACAAAGACTGTATCTACTCCGTTTTGTTTAATAGCAACATTACCAGCACCACCTACATACAGGGCAGAGAACTTCTGCTCCACATCACCACCACCTAATGTGACAGCACCAAAGTTCTGTCCACTTGCAAATACTTTCATTCCCATATTATTTCTCCAGTTAGCTACATCTTTATTGAGTGTAGCGGCCTAATTAAAGGCGACAACATTTATATTAAACTTCTTTCTCTATTAATTTTTAACAAGGTACATAGTACCCAGCGATTGTTACATCTACATTATTACTATCTGCTATAGCAACTAAAGAAACTGCACAACTAGTTGAAAGATTAAGACCTGTTGCAATCAACCTATCATTCCTAAGAAAATCAACCTGTGTAAATGTTTTTAGATTGGTATCAAAATCAGAAGGCGATGCCTCATATATTGTTAAAGTTTCTGCTACTGTAGAAGAAGCATATGCTTTATCTGTAGCTAGGAGTAAACTTGTTACTATAAATTTCTTTCCTGATACTGCAGGTACTACTTGGTAGGCTGTTGTTGTTGCTGCTACAGATACGTAATAAGGATCAGAATAAAAACGAGGAGCTACATATTGCTCACCAACAGCAGAAACCTCTGCATAAGTACTATTCTTCTCATCAAATAAACTAATATCTGTCATTAGCTTTCGTGTTCAACTTCAACCATAGACCATGTAAATGTCACACCATTTGTTGCATTAGCAGTTATAACTTTAATTGCTAAGGCTGCACCCGGTGGTATGATAACATTAGATGATGTTGATAAATGAGAACTCTTATTATCTAAATTACCAGCATGAAAGATATTTGCCACTTTCGTCAATCCGGTTAAACCGGTTGCAGAAGTAGCATAATCCATATTTCCTGTAGGGATAGCAGAGTTACCTATATTCCTCGAAGCTACTTGATTAGGAACAAATGCAGTTTGATTACCAATAGTTCCAACTGTTACTTCATCAATATCTAGTATAGAAGCCGCATCAAAACAATGTGCTCTCATGTCAGTCATATGGTAAAAGGCTTGACTGGTATTCTGGAACCAAGCTACATATGTTCCTGCATTTGCAGCAGCCCCGTCCAGATCAATAGACCATACCTTTCCGCTAACCTGATTAATATGACGATCTTCTGCTTCACTTGATGCAGCAATTTGGCCTCTACCTTGCGAATCCATAGCCCAAGCATATGTTTTTGCACCAGTACGTCCAATTATTTCCATAGTCATTATGAGTCTTCCTCTAAATCTACCTTATGAAGTATTGCTTCATACTTAATTAAAATACTTAGTTTCTCTGATATTTCTTGTAAAAGTTGTACTACATCTGTTTCAAAAGTTAAATCTTCTGGTTTTGCGCGTATTATATCGAGACTCATCCTAATCCCCAGATCCTATAAGCAACAGTATCTCCTGCTATATATAAACTTCGTATACTTATATTATATAAAGTACTTGTCTCGTATGGTTTTAAAGTACGATATTCTTCAGATTCATTGAATTTATAGTTAAAATCTTTTGTTGTAGAATCGTTAGTTATTTGAAGTTCTTTAGGTTTCCAAGGAAAAGTTATTACTTTATCCCCAGAGATCGTACCTTCGTCTGAATAATTATTAGCGTATGACATTTTTTATCCAGTTAAAGAATCGAATATATAAAGGAAGTTTACGTCTATATAATGTACTGTATTGTTTACTACCAGTGCACTTAATAAATATATTACGTTTAATCTCCACTTATATTCCAAGTCTTATAAACGTGTCCACCTGCATCTTTCATAGTATGATTGCCCTTACTATCTTTCGTAAGGTAACTATAAGAAGCACAAGGTAAGCAGTAGTATTCTTTTTCAAGAGTATCTACTACCACCTCGGCTCTTATAAAGTCACAGCGTTTACCGCAACTACAGATCATTATGCAGGTGTAATAGACAATGCAGTTAAGAAGTTACCAGTAACAAAAATACTAGTACCATCAGACCACAAATCAAGATAGTCACCTACATTCTCTACACCATCTTCTAGTGTAAGAGTAGTTGCGCCAGCTACATCTTGTACAGCACCAGCTTCTAAGACGCAACCTTCCATAATAGCTGCGGGAGCAGTGATAACAAAGTCAGTACCAAAAGTAGCACCAACAGTAAACTTACAAGACCAACCTTTAGTAGCAGCAGGTAGCGTAATTGCAAAACCAGTACCACCATCAAGGATATAACTCTGACCATTTGATTCATCAGCAGTTAGGGTTCTAGCAGCACTAAGGCCACCATCGTCGGTAGATAGGAGCGTAGATTTTGCTCCCAGTTTGATAGGGCCTGAGAAATGAGTACCGATTGGATAATTTTTAACAGCCATGATATTTTATTCCTTCCGTCATCCGGAGTCAACTTTCCCATATGGGGAGATATATAGTTTAAGTTAGGCGGCTTTTAACTCAGATTGTTTACCAAGTTTAGAGGTGATCTTTAGTTCTTTTAACAACCAATACCCGTAGACCCCTTATAAATTTAATTTATTACTTACGCCGGAGTCGAACCAAAGATTCCTCGCGGGTCAGTCCAGCCGAAGCTGTAGCGACCACCGGCTTTGTACTTTAAGTTACCAGTATCAAAGTCGTTGTCATCACCAAAGCTATCAGCTTTACGCTCAAAGTGCTTCATACCGTCAGGGCAGTTAGTACGAATAAACCAGTTATTCGCATCCGTCAGGTAGTGATTCATCTTCACACCTTCTGGGAACTTACCATTCAGCACAGCCTTGTCGTTATCAGCAGTACCCGGACGCATAGTGCTGTTCAGGATACGATCTGCTTCAAACTGAAGGTCTACTGGAATAACCAGACACTGAGGTTGAATAGCGATCTTAAGACCACGATCATTCTCAAGCTTACCGATGTCGATAAGAGCCTGTTCCAATGAAGCTTCTGACAAGTCAGCAGCAGTCGTTAGACGGTTACTGTAAGTACCACCAGCTACGTTAGCATGGTCAACAGCAAGCATAACAGAACCATCACCACCTATATAACCAGCCGTTTCAGCACGGTTATATACGTTAGCAGCAACAATTTCCTTAGTCTGACGCATTGAGAAAGCAAGTGCCTGAGCACGTTTCTTACCAATAACATCATACTGGTCATCTTCAATCATCTCTTCGGTAATGACAAAGCCAAGACCATATGAGACGTGCTGGTAACGAGTAGTGAAACCTTGGGTAGCAGTATCATAAGCGATAGCTGAACCTTCTGGTTTAACTGCTGCAAGACCGAACATGCTTGTACCAACATCTTCTTCAAAAGCCTTACGTGAATCGGACTTGTCAAACAGACCCGGAAACTCTTCCATATGTTTTGCGTAAGCATCACCGTACCAAGCATTTACACCAACTTGTAGCGCCTTTGCAAAATTACCACTATTAATAGGCATTATTTATTCTCCTTATGCGAATGCAGTTTCAGCGGTTGTTACCTGTACCCAGTAACGAGTATTCGTAAGAGTACTATCGTTATCTACGTAATCAGGAATTTCAACAACCACGAAGTCAGAATTAGTATTAGTTCCGACTTCCTGAAGTGAACGACCAGTTGCAGTAGAGCCAGCAGTGTTAATTAAATCACAAGGGCTACCAACTACAAGATCGAGGTCTGCATTAGACTGTACTTCAAAAATCATGTCCTGCGCTGGAACGTAGAAAACTACGTAGTCAGTATGGGTAGAAGCAGAGTCATCGTAGTAGATCTGGTTTAGATTTTCTGGATTAACCAGAGCAGAACCGATAGAACCGGTCATTGCATCAACCTTACCAAAACCTACCGCAACACCAAGGAATGCAGCATCATTAGTTGCGCCAATAGCGGCCAAACCTGATTCAAGGTTCAGCATATCACCGACAAATAAATCAACAGCATCAGTTACACCGATAGCACGAATCTGGCCTGTTACAGAAGAACCAGAGGTATGCTTAATCGGACGAAAGCCACTAGGGCGATCTGGATTAGCCATATTTATATCTCCAAATATTAATTAAGTATTCCTAATAATGGAGATGTCAATACGGTTATGATATTTTAACTGAACCATATGTACCATCTTTACCATTATTAAGAGTTCGTTTCATATCGGCCTCACTCTCGTTGACGGCTTTAGCAGCGGTAGCACGATCTTCTTCGTAGAATTCACGAGATATTCGCATCAGATATTGTGTAATATCACCACTTTGCTTTGAGATCATAGAAGATATATCCTCAGAGTTGTCGATAGAATTATCTCCAACCTTCACATCATCTTGTACAAGCTCATAACCACCAGCAAGAAACTGGTCAATACGTCCTTGAGTATCATTTACCCAACGGTAAACAAATGCCTCATCTTTGTCCGTAACAGTTAATACATCGCGTCTACCACTTACAGGGACTCGCTGTGGACGTTTTGTGTTACGATTCTTAGCTCTAGTTGCCATTTCTACTTTCCTCTTTTAATGTATCTGTCTTTACAGATGGTACTAAGCTTCGCCATTCATAGCGAAATACTGTTTAACATAGTCTTCTTCAGACATACTCGTAGTACGTAAGATTGTCTTCATTACGCTACGTGCTTCTGAAGGAAGATCTTTAGCTGTATGTTTAGCTTTCTTGCCCTTTCCCCTAGGAGTACTTCCACTAGGTTCTACAGCAGCTGGTTTCTTTCTATTACTATTCTCAAACTTATCTTTGAAAGATCGCTTGATATGTGTTGCTACAGCTTTGTATACCTCATCACGAGACTTTGTTGGATTCTTCGTCCAATATACTTCACCATAAATATCAGCTTCTTCTCGAAGTTCTTTATCATCCTGATACCAAGAGTTGCTTGTTACCCACTCATCGAAGTCTTCATTCGTTTGAGGAGTAGCCTTTTCTTCCTTGGCTTTATCTCGTTCATCTGCAAGTTGTTCGTCGATCTGAACCACTCTATCATGATCATCATCATCAAGAGCTTCTTTCTTTTGTGTCTTTAATTCTTCAACCACTTTCTTACGCTCATCAGCACGAATGTCTTCTTGATACTTATTAATATTATCAATATCACCACGTAGCTGTTTGTTTTGGCGTTTCAGTGAATGAAGATCATCATAAAGTGCTTTTCGATCTACAAACTCCTCGGGGGATAAATTCTTCTTACCGTCTACACCCTCTGGGTTCCAACCCATATCAATAGCTTTCTGCTCAACTTCTGAGACTTCTGCTACTTCTTCTACAACATCTTCAATACCCTCATCACTCGCTAGAGCTTCTTGAAAGTCTTCTTTTGTTGGTTCTTGTACTTCTGCTTCTTCAGCCATTACTCACTCTCCTCATCATGCACTATGCAAATACAATCTTCATCGTTGATCACGAGATAACTCTTCTCGCCATCCATAACAACTTTACCTGAGTACTTGGCGTAATATACTTTATCGCCAACTTTTGCCCAAGGATTTCCATTATCAAAACCTAACCAAGCATTGGGGCCAACACCTTTGATTACCCCGATAACAGTTGCTGCCCTATCTCGTTTCCAATCTTCACCAATGTTAAGTTGAAAACCTTCTAAAGCACCATCACCAATCTCTTCTGCAAAATGTTCTGGTTCAATAAGAACCCTGTGTCCTACAACTTCAAGCATCTTTACCATCCTCTTGTGGATCTTCGTATTCTATTTCTAACAGTTGCTCAAGACCTTCTATCATTCCTTCACAACGAGCTGCACTTGTATGTTCACCAGCCCTTACATATCCTCTTAAAGCATCAATATAATCTGACCTTTGTTCTGCTAAGAACTTTAGGATATACTCTGTAACAACATTACCCTTCCACTGTATGAACTCTTCCTTCGCTATTTCCTGCATCTTTGCTCTCCTGTCGAGCTTGCGCTACTTCATCAAAAACCTTATTAGCACCTTCAATTGCTGTGAACTCCTTCACATTAGCAATTTGTGCTTCAATCTCAATCTTGGCCCATGCACGTTCACTTTCATCCTGAGCCACCATCTGTTCAAGTTCGATACGTGGATCTGGCTGTTGTGGAGGCATCTCCATCAGTTCTTTGATATTAGGTTGATCTTGTGCTTCTAATATACGTGCAGTAACCTCTGTAGGATTAACTGTACCTAATGGGATCATCTCAGTTAGTGCCTGTGCTTTCATTAGGCGTTGAGACTCTGATGCTACATTAGGATCTGCCTGTGGTTGTACATTCGTTACATCAGCACTATAGTCCATCTGGAATATCTGCATAGCACCTTCTTCACCTAAGTCCAAGACTTGGAAGTAAGATTCAGGTGGGAGATATAAGCGATTAAGACGATAGAGCTTCTTAAACTCTTTCTTGAGAGAACGGTGCATCCTCTTATAAATAGAACTGAATACCTTCAAACCTTGTTCAATAACAGCCATTGTCGTAGTAGCTG